ATTCAAACCTCCGATTATATTTGATGTTTAAAGCCTGCCAAGATATCGGAGGTTTATGAGGAACGCTTATTTAAAGACCGCTTACGATGGAGCGAATATCAGTGTCCTCTTTTTATATATGGAAACTTCACCGCCTTATTTATCAATGTTTTTAGCACCAAAAGACAACAAACGGACAACAATATGCTATAATAGGGTTGTGAATTAGTTTATTCACTTTTCCTTTTAAGGTAACGTAAAGTGGTCAAGGCGATACAAACTTTGCATGATGTTGTAACTAGAAATAGCCTCCTAATTTTGGTGCATAAAAAAGCCCCCGGTTTTAACCGAGGGTCTTTTTTTACATTTCGTTCAGTTTTTCGTCGATTGCATCCCTCAGCGCCTGCAGATCTTCACGGTACTGATCTATGCCGACTGCGGCGATTGCTTCAGTCGCTTTCGGTGTGGTCATTCGTGTAAAAGCATTTGCCGATGCCTTTTGCTTCATATAGTACGCCTTGCCAGGGTTTCTCTTTTCATAAGCCCTGACGGCTTTGATTTGCGTTTTGCTTGTTGCTTTGTCCATGGTTATCTCTCCTTAATCACTTTACTTTATGGATGGTCGTTGGCAGATCGTCAGGGGAACTCGCGTTAATATACACCGGCTCGATCCATTTCAAAACCCGTTCACGGTCCGCGCTGTCTCTTTTACCAGTCCAAAAATGCGACCAGTGGCCACGCCTTAAATGCGGACGCGGTCTGGCGTGCTGCTTATGGTCGCCACCTTTACGCCGCGTTTTTGCAGCGTATGATGAGCGGTTGTGCTTGATAGTAGCGCCCACACGGATACCAACATCCCAATGTCTAACCGGGCGCTTGTCCGCTTTTTTGTTTGTCTTCTTTGCCGTCGTTGTTGATGGTCTGCGTTCTTGCACGTCAGCGTTAGCAGCGCATAGGTATAACAGTAACTGCACTATTAGTTTAGATGCTCTTGTCGTGTTGCTATTTGGTGAGCGAGCGAACTCGGCGCCATAATGTCGGGCTTCTTCAATACTTAGTTTTTCGTTTTCTTCAAACGTTCTAGCATCCAAGTGAATATCCAACTGCCCGAACGCCAGAGTGTCTACGGACACAAACAGGCACTTGATCACGTCTTCTTTTTTCAGGGCAAAGAATCCGTCCATGGGTGTGTCTTGCGGGCCTGTCAGTTTAACGGGCATGCAGATGTATGCACACTTAAACGGCAGGCGTTTCAACGTGTCGCTGGCAACCGCTAAATCGGTTTGATCGCTCAAAGTCTCAAATAGTGTCTTGTCAAAGTCGTATATAGCTTTGGCATCTTTTAGCCATGCGCCCTCAAAAACGTTGGTAAGCGCATAGCCCAACGCATTAAAGCCTTCAGCATTGGTACACTCTTTTATGATATCCAGTGATTGTTGGACGTCTTGCACTGTTGACAATTCCGGCACAACGGCTAACAGTTTATCGTACCGCTTTTGCAACTCAAGCGGTATGAGTTTTCGTTTCCTCTTCATTTAAATCACCTCTTACGCTTGTTTTTCCGGATCCGTCAGTTCCTTCGACCGTGATAAGCATTTTTTAAAACCTCGTTTCTTTAATGAAAAAGGCTAGCCGCACATGACCAGCCTTTTTTAATCGTGTTTTTTCTTAGCCTTCAATGTATTTAGAATGGTTATAATCGTTACCATCTTCATCAACCATGTAAAATTGATCTTCATCAGCGATTAACTCATCGATTGTAAGATTATATTCTTTGCTTTCACGTTTTAACATCTCTACATATTCTTTTTCAGGTATGATAACGCCCGTGTTGCGGTCTTTATAAAAAACAGTTGAGTCGATTTCGATGTTTGTTCCTTCATAGTATTTTTGTTCTTGTTCTTTTTTCATGATTCCTTACCTCTTTCTTTAATTCCTTTTGCTTAACTTCCTTACATTCTTAGTATAACACTTGTGTTAGATATTACAACTCTTTTTTGCATTTTTTAAAATATTTTTTTTGCATAAAAAATAACCCCGTATGATACGATACGGGGTTGAACGGAATACTTGCTACAAGCAAAGTAAACGAATTTCTACATATTATATTTGCCCTGTCGAGCATACTTTAATTATAACATCAATAACTCAATCGTTGACCGGCAAAAATCAAATTCGGATTGCCGATGTGATTGCGACTAGCCAATGAGCTTACCGACGTGCCTAGCTTGGTTGCGATAGCTGATAGCGTATCGCCCGATTTAACCGTATAGGTACGCGTGGCAGCGGCAGTTTGTCCGTTGATGGTCAGCTTGTCGCCCGGATGGATAACGGTGTAGATAGTTTTGCCGTTGCGTGCCGCTAGCGTATACATAGACATACCGTGACGGTTGGCGATTGACCACCACGAATCACCACTCTGTACTGTGTAAGTGCCGCTTGTTTGCGTTGCTTGCTTGGCCGTCTGCAAAATTTCCACGTCTGAACGTTTGATCCAACTCATGATACCGCCTAGCAGCACCTTGTCACCGCTTGTTTGCACAACCGGATACATGCGCCCCTTGACCCATGACGGGATAGCTTGGCCACTTGCCCAACGTTTTGCACTGTAGTTGACCTTAACGGTGTAGCCTGTGGAAATATCTTTTTTGGACGTGCGGTCGGCCACGATGCCTTGCTTTACCGCAACGGGCTTGGTGATTGGTTTGCTTGCGTCCCCGTTGTGATATCCGTTGTCGGTAATGCCGGTCAAATCGACATCGCCATCTAAACCACCGGCTGCATAAGTAGAAGTAAACTGATAAATGCCTACGTTGTCAAATGACGGGAAGTAAGCATAGTTAGGCTTTACGGTCACGTTGTAATCCGGATACTCAGCAAGCCATAGTGGGTAGTCAGCAGACAGTCCCTTCAAATTCACATGGCTCTGCAGATAACCCTTGTACCCGTACAGTACGGGCGTGTATCCCGATTGCTTGATACGGTCGAGAGCATATCTCACAACGCCCGTGTTCTGTGCCCCGCTTTCCACGTCAAGAGCCACGATGGACCGCTTGGGTGTCTGTACCCTGGGCAACAGATAGTCTAGCACCGTGTCCGCCTGTGAGCGGTCTGTGACATTCTGCCACCAGATGTAGGTGTGGGCACGTCTCCCCATGGCGATTGTCGCTGCCACCTGGGTGCGGTAGGTGCCCTGCAGGTAGCATGTGCGTCCGTCTGTAGTACCGCCCAACTGACAGATGGCGAACTTGTCGTGTGCATATCCCCATTTGCCGTTAATGCCCTGGTATCTTGCCCAGTCTACTCCTTGGTCTCCTTTAGCGGCGCTAACTGGTATAGTTGACATAGACAGTGCCGTAATGCAGAAAATTGTTATCAAAACACATTTTAGAGCATTATTTTTGCAATTTTTCATCTTTTACGTCCCCTTTCTTGTACTCATCCGACAACTTGTAGATATACTTCTTAAGCCACTCTGGAATTGGTATACCCATTTCTCCGAGGTTTTCGACGATGCTGATAGCATAAAAAAGGATATAGAAAATCAAAAGAGTGTCAGCCATGCCGGATAGTCCGTAAATGTCAAGATACGGATACAAAATGGCCATGATAAGCAACAGCGTTGAGTGCTTGATTAGTCCGCTGATACCCTTGCCGGACTCTGTCTTTTTATTGACCAGCGATTTCAAAAAGCCCGTCAAAATATCGATTAGAATGATTAGAAAGAATGCGAAAAATACGGGATTGTCAATCAGTTTTTCAAAATGTTCAAAATAAAGTTCATGTAATGACATATAGTAATCAGCTCCTTTTTATCCTACCCACCCACCCGTTAATGCAAGAAATTCTGCATTAACTGTTATTTTTCAGTGTTTTTGCCCTCATTTTTGGACTTTAATGCAGAAATTTCTGCATTAAGCCTTTCGTTTTCGGTTTCCAGTTCTGCAATTTTAAGCGTTTTGTTGGCAATTTCGATAGCCAATCTTTGAAGTTCATTCATGCTATTTTTCCTCCGTCTGTTCTTTTTCTGCGCCTACCTTGTTTACAAGCGACGGGTCAACTCCGTTTTCTTTACACAAACTCTTCTGTTCTGCAATTGCTGCCGCCATAAATTCTTTCTGCGCCGTCTTGATTTGCTCGTCCGGTGTGGTGTAGACAGGCGTCCCGTCGTCCTTGTACGCCGTTGGTGTGTCAAATCCGATTGTTTGCACCACGGGTGTTGCTCCGTCACCTTGTAGAACCGTTGACATAGCAAACGATTTGTCATCTGACATATACGTTAAATTTACAGTTTTCTTGATTTCCATTTATATCAATCCTTTCTTTAGCTTCCCCAGCCGTTGTAGACACCTACCTTATCTCTTGACAAACCGTCCGTATTGATGCGGTAGCTATGTGTGAACAACACTACTCGCCCGTTTGACGGAAAAGCTATGCCGCCCCAGTTGTTGGTGTCGTTGACTATGCACGGAATCTTTTGATTACTCCCCCAGTCGCTCCATGACACCCATGCCGTGCGTATGCCGTGTGAGCCGCCGCCCTTGACATGGATATCCCAGTCAAAATGAGTTTCGCCGAAAACACGCAATGGCTTAGGAATTACCACAGTGTCCTTATAAGCGGCGCTCTGCCCTGTGTATGAGTACCACAGGAACGGATCAAGCATGCCGTCCAAAATGCTTTTGGTTTTGTTGCTTGTTTCAGTACGGATCCACGTGCCGAAAGACATCGTGTCACCGCCATACGGGTTGCCCCATTCCTGCTGGGGAGTGAGTGCCAGCTGAATTCCAGAATAGCCGGTACCAGTGACTGTCGTATTACGGTAGTTCCAACCATCGCCACCCATGAATCCTTGCCATTCAGTCTGCCAATCCGAAACCGCATTACCAGTGTGCCCCGTGATTTTGGCAGGCGTCTGAAACCACATGCCCTGTGGTGTCTGTTTTGTCTGCCACCTTTTTCGAGGATCAGCGTCCGCCTTGCCGACTAGGATATAGTCGCTGCAGTTGATAACGTTGGTATCGATATAACCGCTTTGGATATTCGTTGTGCTAGACGTGCCGGACGGGTCTTTACCGGTTGACGTGATTTTAATGCCGTTGAGCGTCCCTGTCGAAATGTTGCTAGCGTTGACGTTGATAAGGTTGACCTCAGCCGCATTAAGCGTACCGGTGGTGATTTTGTTAGCCGATAAGTTGCCGATGAAGGCGTCATTGATTGTCGCATTGCTCATCAACACCTTGCCATTCAAAGCAATTCTGTTTGCGTTGATATACGCCTTGTCATCGACCAAACCGGCACTTGACAGTATCTTAGAATTTTTAGCAATGCTTGCGCTAAGGCTGTTGCTTGCCTGCGTGAGTGCCGATTGCTCTACCTTTGTTTTCAGCTTTGCGTCTGTTTCCGATTTGGTGTATACGGAGGACAAACGGTCACTTGTTGCGGTGATTTTACCCGATAGCGTGGTAAGCTGATTCTGCACACCGGCATTGACAAGCGTGAACTGACAGTACTTGACGGCGCTTTTGATATTTGTTCCGTCGGCTCTTTTCATTGAAATGCATGGCTTAACCTTTGTAACACCGTAGGGAACAGTTACATATCCCTTTACCCAACCCCAGTGTTGCGGGGCTATAGTTTTTGCTCCACAATCTACGAACGACCACGCGTTCTTGCCATCACTAGGCCTGATGTAGTATAGGCTCGCATTTGCATATACGTTTTTGCCCCCCGCTGGTTCAAAATTCGGTATTAGTGCTTCCACATACCACTTGGACTCGGACGCAACCGGCTTCCAGTACGCGCTGGCATACAAGTTATCAATGTTTTGGGACTGGATACTGTAATGATAGCCGTCAACGCCACCTGTTTTATACAGTACTGCCGGTTTCCCTCCTGCGACCCATCCGCCTACATCGCCATCCGAGAACTCAGGCTTGTCGACTAGCGTTGTTGCTTTATACGACATATCCCCCTGTAGCGACGTTAGACTGGCTTCGATTTTTCCTGCTCTTGTTTCCAAATCAGTTGTCTTAGCATACCCTTTCAAATCGCTTGCCGTCAGCTTGGCGGACAGTGCCTTGTCGGTTTGAGCCACGTATGATTGGTACGTTGTCTTGTCTACCTTACTTGATACACTTGATTTAATGCCGTTAACGTCGGTAGTCAGTTGCGTTATTTTGCCCGTATGGTCGGCTATGGTTGTCTTGACACCGCTCACGTCCGCTTTGATTGACGTGATGTCGCCTTGTGCGTTCTTAACCGTGCTTTTAACCCCATTGATATCAGTTTGCACGGTTGATATCTTACCAGTGTTGTCCGCAATCGTGGTTTTGACACCATCGATGCTTTTAGTGACATCTACCGTCTTTGCATACCCGTTGAGGTCGCTTGATACCAGTTTCTCGGACAAGGCTTGATTTGTCTGCTTGACGTATGTTTGATATACAGTGTTATCCACTTTGCCGGCTATCTTGGAGGATAACTCGCCTTGGCCTTTTTTGACCTCAGATACCGTTCCGGTCACGCTCGCTAAGTCTTTTTGTGCTTGCGTGATGTCAGCTTGTGCTTGCTTATAGTCTGCGTCAGCACTTGTTTTGTTGTCGGCTACCTCTTTCGCAAGCGTGGTGTAGCTATCGTTTGCCTGCTTGGCTTGTTTGAGTGCTTCATCGGTCTGCGCCTTGGCTCCGTTTGCGGTGTTGGTAGCCTTGATTGCCTCATCATATGCGTTTTGTGCGTCCGTTTTGGCTTGCGCCATGTCAGACTTAGCTTGATCAAGTTCGGTTTGTACCGTGGTTAGGTCTGCAGTCGATGTCAATAATTGCCACACACCGTCTTGATACTGGTACATTTCGATTTCGCCAGTTTCCAGTTTTTTATACCAAAGGTCACCGTTTTTAGGTGATGTCGGTTCTGTTTTACCGTAAAAGTTGGTATTTTTGCCGTTAGCAGACGTGATCTGCGATGCCAGTTCGTCTTGCTTTTTAGACAGGTCGGATACGTTGCTTTCCAGTTTGCCCACTTGGCTCGCACTCGGCATCTTGTTGACAACTGTCTGCAGCTTTGCCAGTTTGTCAGCTAATCGGCTTGATAAAAGCCGGTAGTTGCAAAACTCGATTGTATTTTGTGACGGGTCAGTATATGATTTTTCCAGTTTGGCCACTCTTGCCGACAGATACAATGCCGGATTATAGTCATGGTCGATAATCGTCACCGTATCGCCGATTTTAAGCGTACTGTCAATAACTTTAACGTCTGCCGTATACGTATACTGCGGTTCACTGTACGTTTTTAAACGTGTAATGGTACGGTTCAGCAACTCGCTTGCTGATTGCGTATCGTACTCGTAAAACGCTTCTATATAGGTTGTTTGGCCGGGATTAAATCGCTTGTTGGCGTCAACGGCGCGCAAGAATTTGTCACCTTTAGTTGTGACTAAGCCATCGTGGTTATATTCCAAATCGGCAAAATCGATGTTTCCGGCATCTTGCGTATTTCCTTGACCGTCTTCGGTCTGGATAGTTCCGCCTACACCACATAAAGCGGTGACAAACTCAGCTCTTGATTCTTTTTTGGTGATATTGTTGAGTTCGTGGCTATATACCATCTGCACGTCCGAGCGGTCACTACCGACCTGCTTATAGACGTTGATTTTAAACTCTGACGGAGCGTTCATTTTGACGGCAACGTCAAAAGTGCATTCCGCATTGTCAAAGCCTTTCAAGATTGACAACAGACGGCCTAAACCGGTATCTCGCCCCTCGTATGTCAGTGTGCGTTCAAGGCCAGCTAGCTGATTGACACCCAATTTCCACGGTGTGCCACTCGTCACGATGTTAAAGTAGTATTCAAAACTATGCGGACCGCTGCTTTTCCAGATGTCACACGCTTTGTTCAGCAGCTCGATGCCGGCATCTTCTGTATACACCGTCTTTGTATACTGCGTTTCCTCATAGTCTAAGACGGTAAACAGCCATGTTTTGCCGTCATCGTCTTGCAGCACAATGTAGTTGCCACTATCCATGCACTGGCTTGCTTCATCGCTCTTATCAATCTTAAACTCGTATGAGCTCGATCCCGCGTCAAGCGTGAGCGTGTGCTTGTCGTCATAAATGCTGCTAGTGGTAGCCAGTGTTTCTCTCGCCCTGTTTAAAACGTAAATTTGCACGTCTTATGCTCCCTTCTATAAGTATTTGCGCCTGATATAGGCGGTCACGTCCGGTCTGTCAGCAAAATTAGAGTAGCTGAAAGTAATGTGATTATTGCCCGGGTTGACCATGATAGGCTGGCTGCCGATATCCTGGTATTTCAGTGCCGACCCGCCATTGAGTTTTGTGGCCACTTTGCCGTTGTCACCGGTGATAACCAGTTTGTCGCCTTCTTTTAAGATGTTAGGGATATTGGTATATGTTTCCACGTTGTCTTTTCTGATCCAAAAATCATAAAGGTCATTCCACATACCCTTAGGCGCATTATCTTGGAAAATTGCTTTCCAGTACGTCATTCCGCCCGCTAATTTAGCTCCCGACACCGTATCAGTATAGCTGATTACCTGTTTGTTGCGGTTACTTCCTTCAATTGATTCAAGCGTAATGGTATACGTATTTCCGATTCTTTGAACGTTAATTTGACCAAAGAAGTTGTCCCACTTGCTATTGTTTTCATCGGTTAAAATCCAATGATCGCCCACGCGGATCTTGAGGGATGCATGACAGTTTAACCATTTCCAAAGTTGGATTGACACCAGTAAGTTGCGGTTGACGTCCCAGATGTTAAACTGCTGCAAGCCATGCATGGCCATGTTGCCAAATAAGAATTGCGTGTAGAAATGAGCCGTAAAATTCTTGATGTCACTGTCAGTCGGGAATGCAATACTTGCTGACGGTCCATGCCAACCCTTAGTTGTTCCGGTGCTGTCTTGCCCCGTGCCCCAAGCGTTCACACCGCCCTGCGCATTGCGTAAGCGCCAGCGCCGCTCTCTGATTTTAGCCGGGTCTTCAAACGCCCCTTGCTGAAGTGGATTTGCGTTCCAATCGTTCAAAACGCCTGCGTTGATGGTCCATTGTTTGAGCCCGTGATCAGGATTATCATCGCGTTGCGTAATCCATTTCGATTTAACGGTTGTTTTGCCGTCTACTTCGTCAGGATTGCCTAATAAATAGGATGTTTTACCGTTGGCAATTGAAACATATCCATTCTCCCCGTGGTTAGTCAGTTCAAAGCGTACCGGCACGGGTTGCGTGCCTTCGTTGACCACGTTCAAAGCGTTAGTTACCGGCGTTGCGATAAGCATGGTCAGTTGGATATAGTCCAGACAGATATCCGTTTCACCCGTGCTTGATTTTCCGTAAATGTCTACATATAAATTGCCGTTACTGTCTACATAGCTAAACAAATCATCAGATGTCTGATAGTCAAGTTCGAGCATTGCTGATTTGGTTTGCGTATGCTTTACTGCGTCCGCCCAACCGGTAGCCGGTTTATAGGCTTGTGCATAAAAACCATTGTTGCCATATCCCCAAATCTTGACGCTTGCCGAGCTGACGTTATTCTTAACCCAGTTCAAGCGCTCAACATCACCAGCAATCCCGTATTTGGCAAAGAAGCCGGGCTGAGCTTGCTCAATTGCGCCTACTATGTTTAGCTTGGCCACGAAATGCGGCACCTGATAGCGCCACAAATTCTGTGGCCTTACGATTGTTGACCAGTCGCAATAGTTGCCATTGCCGGCGGCATCGTTGGTGTATCTCAGGCGCACTCTCAACCGTTTGTTGGCCATGTCATTGGTCCATGGTAATTCGCCCTCAAACCCGCACATGCCGCTACCAGCTATGTTTGAGTGTGTTTGTTGGATATCCGGACGAGAAGTAAGCGTAACTCTAAGCCGACTGTACTCATGGTTCTTGCTGTCTTCATCAGTCACTATGATATAGGCGTATTTGCGCCACGTTGACGAGTTATCCACATGCCAGCCCTTGACGTTGAGTTTATCGCCCTCGATCTTGATACTGTCTAACCCGCCGCTTTCGTTTGCATATAGTTGGAAGTTACTTAAAGAGTTGTCATATTCGCTTTTTGCAGCACTCGAAGCGCATCGCCCGTTTAAACTGCCAAGGCAACCATACTCAAGCTGAGTTAACTCTTGCGTATAGTAGCCAGGCGGTTCGATTGCCCCATCTCCTAACACATGCCCCTTGTAGATTGCATGTGGTACGGGCGATGTCTTGCCTGCTACTTTGTCAGCCATGTCTACGCTGATCTGCTGAGTGGTCGTTTGCTCGCCAAACGTAAAAATATCTTCTTTGTTTGCGTAAGCATACGGGTCGAAACAAGTAAATTCAAAACTTGAGATTACAGACAGACGGCCGCCCTCCGGTGTATCTGCATCGGAAAGCGTACCGACAAAATATTTATCCGGATCATCAGCAAAGCTAATTTTTTTATTTTCTCCGCTCAAAATTTGATTGAGCTTATAGTAAATTTCTCTAAAACGTTGCGGTGTTTCTGCGTCAATTTGATATTTGACCGTGATTTTACGTGGCTCTCTGCGTTTTTTCTGCAATGTTGAACCGTCTTGATTGCCGACCGTTACGGTGGTTAGGCTATAACCGACCAGCTCGCGCCCGGTCACCTGAAGCGTGGTAAATTCCGGAATTGCCTGGTCAAGCGTCATGCCGTCTACCGTCACCGCTTCAGGCGATAGCCATGTATCGTCTGTCATATCGTGGTCATTTAAATCGATAAAATCATACATACGCTATCCTCCTATCTATTGCCATATAAACGCTGACTGCGTGCCTGTCTGCGGTTAAGTTCGTCTTCCAGTGGTTGAGCCGTAACCTTGGCAATCGTCTTGCCGTCAAGGTTAACGGGCACTTCTACAGTGATTGTGCTATGCATGTTGACATCTGCACTGTATGCTTGAGCAAATGCGGTGTTAAAACCGTCCGTTGCCAGCGCTGACCAATCGTTTGCCGGCTTGACTACCGCACAATCTGCCAATGCTTGAGCTGCTTTGGCCACCATGTCTTTGTTGCCGGTCAACCCGTTTGCAAAGCCCGCTACAACATAGTAGCCGACCTGATCACGCATAACGCGTGACGGCGAGTGAATACCCAGTGCGGATTTAGCCGCCTTGAGTGCTGATTTTGCCATGTGGGCGGCGGCAGAAACCGCACTGCCGATAGCACCCCTAATGCCTTTGACAAACCCCATAACAAAATTCTTGCCGGCACTCCACAACGAATTAGCCTTACTCCTTACCGCGCTAATGGCTTTGCCCATGCCGTTGCTGATGGCACTTATGACGCCGCCAAAAGCACCACGAACGACGCCGCTTAAAGAACGCCAAATACCGCTGAATGCCGATTTGACGTCATTCCATGCGGCTTTCCAGTTGCCTTTGATAGCGTTGGTAATCGCCCTGATGATTTTTGCGACCGCATTGATGCATGCAGATACGATCGTGATTATAGCGTTCCATACGCCGGATACAATCACTTTAATACCGTTCCAAAAATCTTTCCAAAGCGTCTTGATAACGTTGGCCACGTTGCTAATAACGGTTTTAACCGCATTGATGGCTATGCCAATTACGGTTTTGATGCCATTCCAGATATTGGATGCAACATCTTTGATACCATTCCAAAGACCCGACCACCAATCGGTGATGCCTGACCATGCAGACTTTACACCATCTACAACCGGTGATACTACCGTGCTGACAAACCCGTTCCAAATTCCCGACGCAAAGTCAACGATGCCTTGCCATAAACTGCTGAAGAAGTCGGTAATACCCGACCAAACAGACTTAAAAAACTCAACAACGGGCGTTACAACGGTTGTTACAAAACCATTCCAGACGGTGGACGCAAAGCCGGTGATAGTTTGCCATAAGCTGCTGAAAAAGTCGCTAATGCCTTGCCAAGCCGACTTGACGCCCTCGACAACCGGATTTACAACGTTAGTCACAAATCCATTCCAAACGGCTTGAGCAGCACTTGTGATAGCGTCCCACAAAGTTTGGAAGAACTCTTTGAGCGCGTCCCACAAATTCTTGAACGCGTCAATCACCGGCTGGATTGATGTCAAGAATGACTGCCAGTATGGCGATACCGCGTCAACAATCGATTGCCACAAATCGCTAAACCATTGCTTTACGCCATTCCAAGCGTCCTCTATACCCTGGACTGCTGAGCTGGCCGCGTCCTTGATTCCGCTCCAGATGCCGTTGAACCAGTCTTTAACGCCACTCCATGCGTTTTTAACCGCATCGGCCGCCTGAGATACCTTGTCGGTAATTGCATACCATGCTGACGATGCCAACTCTTTGAGCTTGTTCCAGGCGTTGCTAAGAAAGTCCGTAAACTCGCCCCATAGTTTCTTGCCAAGCTTAGTTTTGGTGAAGAAGACTACCAGTGCGGCTACTACCGCACCGATGGCAACAACGACAAGCGTAATCGGATTTGCCGCCGCGATAAACGCACCGATTGCGCCGGCAATACCGGTTATGGCATCGCCTACATACATAGCGCCGATTGCCAGCGTGCTGAATGCGTCGCTTACCACCCCTGCAATCGTACCGATTTTGGAAATGACCTTAAGGAAAGCTTTCCAACCTGTCGAAATTGTGGTTATCGTCTTGACTGTGGTAGATCCAACCTTGATTGCCGCCCACAAATAAAGCAAAGCCTTGGCGGTCGCTCTTACACCGTCTTTGTGGTCCTCCAGAAATTGGAAGAAAGACATGAGCGAGTTTTTAACGTCGCTGCATACCTTTTTAATTGCCGGCAATTCCTGTTTGAGATACTGTAAAGCTACTTCAGTGCCCTTAGATACGATAGGCCCGATTGCCGTAAATGCATCGTTAATCGTGTATTTGAAGCCATCCAGTTGCTTCGCAATCGAACCAAAGCCTGCTTTGCTGAAACCGTCGTTGATATAGGTAATCATGTTAGCTAGGTTTTTTACGACGGATGCTTTCAAGTTGGCAAACGAAGTGCCGATTCCGGCACTGTTTTTGCGAGCGAGTTCCGCAAATCCGTTTTGAGCGCCGTTCAGTTCGATAAATTTATCGTTTAACTGGTCAATCGTGATCGAACCGTCTTTTAATGCTGCATACAAATCCTGCTCCGCTGATTTGCCCGTAAAGCCAAAAGCGTTGGCCACTTTGCGCAAAGCAATCGGCATGGTTTCCATCAATGTCCGATATGACATCAAATCGACCTTACCAGTCGATAACATTTGCGTATATTGCGTCAGACCACGGCTTGCGTCACCGGCCGATGCACCACTCGCCAAAAATGCATTGTTGAGCGCCACGGCTGATTGAGCAGCTTTTTTAGCCGAACCAGTCAGCGGTCCTAGTTGCTGAGCACTGGCCGTGATTTCATCAAGGGATGTCGGCAATCCGTCGATACCTTTTTGAAGAATTTTTGAAGATTTTGCAACGTCACGCGTACTATAACCCAGTGCCTTCATAACCACCGGATACTTGTTCAACGTGTCGAATCGGCTGATAGCACCGCCTAAACTGTCCTTGACCACGCCTAAAGCGGAACTGGCAACCTTGCTTGCAACACCAAACAAAGCGCCGAATTTGATTGCGCTCATTCCGGTGTGATTTGTGGCGGTGGTTAACCCTTCCAAGCCTTTTCGAGCATTGCTTAGTCCTTTGCTAAAACCATTGTCATATGCCCTCAAGACGGCCGTTAAACCTACTTCTGTCATCGTTTATCCTCCTTTCTATGCTTTAATTCCCACTCACGTTGCCTTTGTTGTATCTGCTTGGCCACGTTGATACGCTCCATTCTGTCTGACGTGTACCAATCTTCATAGTGACTGCGCACGCTGTCGATAGCCTTGTCAACATTAAACACTTCATCAAAGCTTTTGAATTTGTACCTTTTGCCGTTGTTACTCTTGGCGTCGCGCGTATAAAATGCCAATTGCCATAAATGTTGTTGCGTGGCTATTTCTCGCAACTGGTAGGCTTCCATTCTGATTTGATATTCCCGCAAAGTCATGCGTTCGATATCATCAAAATCAGTAATGCCCAGATATGCTATGCAGTTTAACTGAATATCGTAATATTCTTGCTCAGGCGTCAGCCTTGATTTTCTGCCGCCGCTTTCATCGCTTGTAAAGGGCGCTTTGTCACGTTCGATTTTTCAAGCTCCGCAACAAGTTTCTCTGCGAGCTTATCCCAGTCTTCTACTTCGTTTTCCAAGTAGGCGTCAACGTCTTCTTGTGTTGGTCTGCCGACTTTAACATGAGCAGTAGCAGCATAAATGACGTTTGCGATTGCAACCGGATCAGCACCAATCAGACTGGGAATTGTTGTCTGCAAAGCCATGCCAAGGTTGATACCTTCCTTTGTCGCCACGCCGGCAAGATGATTAAGCTCACGTACAAAAGCCATGCCAAACATCAAAGCTACGTTATGACCATTAATTTTTAATTCCATTTCTATTCCTCCTGCATTCCATTTCTATTCCTTTACAAAAAAAGCCGGCTATACGATATAGCCGGTTATGTTGTTATTTAACTATTCTGCAGCACCCGAACCGTTTTCGCCATTCGTGCCGTCATTCTTGAGCAAGCCCTGGAAGATATAGTTAATCTGCTCACGCAATCCGTCGGGGATCTTGGTGTAGCCGTCCTTTGGTTCACCATCAACCGCAACTTCAAATTCTCTCGTTCCGTTGTCATCCGGATCACCCGATTCACTGTCCTTGGAAATGCGACCACGCATATAATGCGCAAATACTTTTTGGCCGTCGGTTCCGAGCATGCCAAGTTTGACAAACCAAAACTCAAGTGTCGTCTTATCTACCAAAGACTTATGCAGTAAATCAAGTGTTTCTGATGTACTGTCCAGTGTTTCAAAACTAAAACTTGTTTCAAGACCGCCTACCTTGGCGACGTTGCCCGACTTTGTAGCGGTCGAATCACTGTCGCGTGACAGTTCAAAATCCGTTGACGTCAGATAAGGCACCATTTTAGCGTCTTCCGTTTTCGCTTTTGCAAGGTCGCGTACCATGACGATACCGTCAAAACCCTGCAAAATCTTCAAATCATTTGCCATGTTTAATCAAATCCTTTCAATTTAGAATTGTTTTAATTCAAGCGTCAACGCCCCGCGGTGATAAATCATGTTGGGTACGCTTGTATCCATGCTTAGTTGTTTTTGCTGATTGCCGAAATAAGCGTAAAACTGATAGTTTGCCGTTTTGATAATGCCGGGCTTTATCAAACTGTAGATTTTGTCCGTTAATTCCGCTACGTCAATCCGCTGCTTGCGTGTGCCCCATACGTCGATATCAATCGTGTACGTGCCACCAATCCGCATTTTAGTTGCACTGGAAATGGTGCTGACGTTGCCCACGCAAATAATCGGATAGTCTACCTTCTCTTTTTCGCCTGTCAAGTAATCAAACGTGCTTTTTTGCCTTAATTTTAAGCATTCAGCATAAAAATAATCGTATAGTTCTTGCTCAGGGCTCATTCTCACGCCACCCCACAATCTTCTCTAGATCAGTCTTGAAGATACGCTTTTGAACGTCAAGAGCCGGCTTGATTGCCGGTTCCTTGGCCATAAAGCGTGTCCCGTTTTCGAGGTAGTTGATATAGTTGGTGTTGACGGTAACTCGCCCTTCAAGCCCCATGATAGACATGGTAGTTTGTCGTGCGGTGTTGCCCGTCCAGTAGCCTTTAATATAGGCTTTGCGTTCATTTGACAATGCCCGTTCATGCAGCTGCATGGTGTTCTTGCGTACCGCCCTGCGGATTGCGGCTTTCTTGCCGCTTGCTTCAAGCATTTTCTGCAACTTCTTTGTGCCGACCCATTCAATCGTTACTCTACCCATTAACATCACCTACTATCAGTGTTGTACCATGCGACAAATCACGCGACGTAACTGCTTTGTAGTGTTTGCTGCTATCGTCAATCGTCAGATATGACCACTCGAAAGCGGCCGGACTAAGCAGACGTACCACTTTGTTTGTGGTCTTGACATCGCCAAACACCTCAGCACTGCGGTTAGTGCCTACGTCGGTCACGTTTGCCGGTGTGGTAGCGACAAGCGTTATACCACCCTCATACCCTACACCCGGCACGTAATGCTCAGCTGATTCTGACCAGAATTTTACCGTTGACTCAAATCTCATCGCTACTCACCTCCGCTTATACGGGTCAAAGAAACAACCCCGACCCAGTGTTTGTGCATTTTTGCCGTTGCGTTCTTTCCACGCGTCAATATCACTTTGGAAATCGTCAAAATCGTTGCTGTTAAACGTGATCGATTCTCCTTCTTGCGAATACGACGTCATGCCCTCGTTTTTGAGCCGATTAAAACGCTTGACGCATACTTCAAGGACGATGTAGCTTAAATCGTCCGGAAACGTCTCAGCACTAGAAAGAGCAAGCTTAAACCGCAAGGCTTGCACGGTAGTTTTGATGATAAGGTTGAGCAACGCGTCGCGGGTATCGTCAGCCAAGCCAAGCATGGTTTTAAGTTCCACTAAATCGATCACGTTGTTCATCGGTCAGCCCCCTACACTTGCGGTGTTCCGGTCGCTGCCGCCTTGAACGTCACAACGACTACCTTAGAATCATCGTAAAGGTATGCTGCATAGTGTTCATCAGCCGTGATGACCGTTGTCTTGTTGATGATGTTACGGTCTGTTTCCACTTGTACACCACGCTTCATAATCAGTTTGAGCGGCGGTGTTGTAGGGTTAACCTTGAGCAGAATGCCTTCAGTGGCGCCTAACTTGTTAGTAGCCACGAGCTGCACACCTTCCACGGTGTATTTGGTATTGTGGATAACGGCATCTGCGCCAATATCAGAGCCGATTTGGTTCTTTTGCGCGTCACGGAGGATTGCGGTTACAACTTTAGGCGACGTTACCAAAACGAGCGGAGATTCGTCCGAGTCGTCGGTAAACGTGTTGATTGCGTCAAGCAAACCATCTACGGTAGCCTCGATTGTTGTTTTCTGCTTGCCCGTCTTAGCAGCTGCGAGTAAATCATCGTCAATTTTGTTAGCTAAAGCCAACGCAAGCTGGTTGTTGGATTCGCCAACTGGATCGCCATATCCGTTAAGTACCGCTTCATCGGTGATTTGCGTACCTTTAGCAGCTTTCTTGACGGTAACGGATGCCGTCTTTGTGCCGAGCTTGTCGAGCGGGATTGCCGCGCCTTCGGCAACGTCCTTGGCATCGCCGATATACGTAAATTTCGGCATCTTAAGTGTGTTGCCGGGAGAGTTTTCAAGCGTGGTGTCTACTTTTGCAAGTGGTGTAAAACGCAATGCTTTTTCAAGTGCATATGAAATAATCGGAGCGTTAACCTCAGGATTGATGAGGTCCGCAACTTGAGTAATTGTATCAGCCATGGTTATCTACCTCCAGTAGTAAGTTTTCTAAAAAGTTCAGGGTCCGTATGGAACAAAGCGACGCGTTCCTTTTGCGTCATCATGTCAAAATCTTGTTGACTGACGGCCTTTGCCGTTGCGCCGGAGACCCTTGGTGTTCTGCCTTTTTTAAACTCTTCACGGACACTATCCTTGACTGTTTCCGTGTAATCGATAAAGGCTTTCACGTTTGAGTAAGTGTTATCCGCATCGTCAGAAACAAGGAAGTTCAAGACGTTTGCAGGGACAACTAACCCGTTTTCTCGCAAGACCTGATCAGTATCATCAAGCGTTTGTCTACGGGCAATCTGGCTTTTTAAAGCCGCGATTTCCTTGTCCTTTTCGTCAACGTCTTTTTTGGCCTTGTCTTCGTCAGACAGCGTTTTAACCGATTTGCCGGACTTAAGCTTTTCAATCTCTTTTAAAGCGTTATCCAACTGTTCTTTGTAACTGTTCTTTTTCGATTGTTCTGCCCCAATGCGCTTTTGAAGCTTTTTAACAACCGCGTCAGAATCAACCTTGGCTTCTTTCTCCGTTTGCTCGTCAACAACCGGTTCAGTTACCTTGGTTTCTTCCGTTGTTTCAGTTACTTGATTTTCGTTTTCCATAAGTTTTACCTCGCATTTTCCGGCTTGGGAGCCTGTTTTACTCAGTTGTTCTTTAATGCCTGCTCCAGGAAAAAGGCATAAAAAAAGCAACCTGTTACAGTTGCTTAATCTTCATCTATCCAATGTGCAGACAACGCACACCGGCAATTTGGATGCTGCGGAAGTGTGGGCACATTCTTAAAAAGATACACGCCTGTTCCATATCCGCTATTGTGGGATGCAATTTCCTTGCATACAACGCACGCCCTCGGTTCGGCAATCCATCTGCAATACTTTACGTCATATTCTTTGAACGATTCTAAAGTAGCTTGTGTCTGACAGCGTGCCGATTCGGTGCGTGCTATTCTTTCTGCGGCAGCTCGCATGTTACCAACATTTTTTGTCATGTGCTTATAAAATTCTTTGGCGGTCGCTTTTGGATTTTCTCCGCTGATCAGTACCCTTGACAGTTGCTTTTCTAACTCTGATTTGAGGACGTCAATGTTTGACCAAATGCGAGTTGAGAAGCTGGCACCGCGCGTGTTGCTCATGATGATTTTCTGTACGTTTTCTTCGGTCCACCAGTCCATAGCGTCGGCCATGCCGGCACCCGCCAAGATACCCGATTGACGTTCAAATTCCTTGCGTGTGTCCTCGTCAAGTTTGACGTTGAGTTCAGTGTTGATGTCTACGCCTAACTCAATCAGACGCACACCTATAAGCGATTTAAGATATTCAAGCCTGTTGATGCGCATGGTGACGTTGTACAAACGCATGCGTTCGTTGACCTCATCTGAGAAGTCGGAGTAGCTTACACGCTTGCCTTTTTTGCGCATTTGGTCAGCTTCTTTAACCACCCACTTTGCCTCTGCCTCGAACTGTCTTATGTCTGCCTTGGATACCTTTTTACGTGCTTCGGCCAGGCTCACCCCGTCACGGGTGGCAAAGCTTTGCAGTTCGCTTTGGATATCCTTGTTAATCGCGTCTATCGTGCGCTGATAGTACTTCTCGAGGCTCGCATTAAAAGCCTTGTCATCAGCCAAATTCTGACGAATATAATCAAAACGGGCTTTATCTCTGTTGTTCCAATACGCCTTGTTGCTCATCTTCGTTGTCACCGCCTACGTCTTGGCCACGCTGCATGTCAACAACATTAATGGCCGTCTGCATTTTCTGTTCATCTTCCTTATCCATGCGGTCGATTTCTGTCTTAGGGTCATCGACGATTGACAAAACAGACAGTTGCGTTTCCTTGCTGACCACGCCCTCTAAATTCTTAGCGTCCGTAACCTCTTCGCTCAAGTTGTTAGGCAAGTTGCGGTTGAACTTGAATTTAAGGTCACGCCATGCGTCAGGCCAGTTGGTCAGGCTAAATACCGCCCGATACAGTTTGCGCAACGAACGCGTGAATTTGCGCTCTTTTGACGCTGCCATATTTTGCATTGACAACATCTTGTACTGCATGGCCACACCTGACGCATTGCCACTGAAACTATCGTCATTAGGGTTAGGCACCTTGGCAATCTGGTAAATAAGGTTGGTCAGCCTGTCGATTTGATGTTCCTGCATACCATCGGCATCGGGCTTTGCCAGAAACTCGATCTTTGCATTTACCGCGTCGGCATCGGGACTGTAAATCATGCGCTGCGTCTGCAAATCGATATCCGGCAAACCGTCACCGTCTGCGTCAAGATTAAGCCCTAACACTGATAGATAGGCATTGTCAAAGTATTCAATCTGATTCTGCTTGCTCGATAATGTGTCGTTAAGCTCGTTGATCAGCGTTGCCACGTTGTCGCATAGTCCTAGTCTTTCTTCGTTGTCGAAGAACTCAACCGCCGGCACAACGCCGTAAACGTTCGGTCGTTCGTCAATCATGCGGGTATCACTGTACGTGGTGATGGTGTCTGCCGTGTACACCTCAGCCATGTTCTGCGTGCCCTGGTCGCCCTGCGTTGACCAATGACGGATAAAAGCCAGCCGTCCATGATTAATCGTGTCATCATAGATCATCACACCGTCGGTCGGCGGGATGACCGTCAAACATGTATAACCGTCCTCATCTTGATAAACGAGAGCGTATGAACGGCCGTAAATATCACATTGTTTGCTGATTTCATTCAATTTATCCTGAAAAGAATTGGCGTCGTTCCAGTCTTGCAGCAAGTCATTTTGCTGTTCATTATCTAACATAATCTTTGGCGGAATGCCCATAAAATAGCCGTTGTACGTGTCAACAAGATAGTTGGCAATGTTGGCCACCAGTCGGTTATCCGGACCCGTGCGCTGCGTGTCGGTCGGTTTATGCAAGATGTCGTGATCACCAAGATACATGCGCATTTTGGCTTTGTAGTCCGTTAATCCCGTTGCTGCATTGCCTAAAACACCGGCACCATGCACCGCATTGTGGATAACTGCGGGCGCGATTTGTTCATTCTGTGGATAAATCAAAATACCGTTTTCCAGTCTGTATAATTCTGCCATTTTCTCACCTCCTAAATAAAAATATTACGCATACCTACCGCTTTAGGCGCTCCGCTACCGTTTATCGGCTCTACCGCATACCGGATAGCGTCGATACAGTGGTTATAGCTATCAACCGGTTTGTTGATATACTCGTTTGTCTGCCGGTCTTTCTGATAGGTATAGTTTTCCAACTCTTCGATTGTCTTGACGCAACGATCATCGACTATCCACTCGAACTGTTGCAAAAAACCGATGCCCTGGATAATGCTATCAGGCCCTTTCTTGGCCGGCTTGATCCGGACAATCCCGCACCGCTTGATTTCGGCAATTGATTTCTTTTCAGCAGCATCAGCCGTGATGATTTCTTTGCTATAACCTAGCTGCTTGATAACCTTGGCAATCTCGTTGTTGAGCATGCCCTTTTTCGCATACTCTTCAAGCACGTACAGTTTCTTACCTTTGACATCAGCTTTGACATGCACGAAAACTGACGGGTCGTTGATATAGCCAAAATCAAGGCCAAACAACGAAGGATACTGCGTCAGCTTATCGGGATGCAGGCGCCTACGCTTGAACACCGGGAAGACCAGCTTGTCAAGCGTTGCAAACTCACCTAGCGTGTAAATCTTGTAATATGCCGGATTAGTACGTTTAAGTGCTTCGATAGTTGCTATGTTGTCTGCGTCCAAAAAGCGATTATCTTTATACGTACTGTGATGCACGGCAACACGGTTATGGTCATATACGCTATCGGGTGCAAACCACTGCTTGTATGTCCAGTTGACCTTTGACACCGGGTTAAACATGCAAAACAGTTGCCGGTTTTTGTGCTTTGGTTCACGCAAGCGGAGAGTGAGCTGCGTATAATCGTCAAGCGTAAACTCCGACGCTTCTTCCATAACCACGTCGGACAAGCCCTTAATGGACTTGATACGTTCGGGGTCCTGCATGCCCTTGAACAGGAACTGCGCCCCGTTTGGCAACATGATTGTATAGTTGGTCTGGTTGACCTTGCACAACGGTAGCAGCTTCCACCGTGACAGACAATCGAGAACATCGGCAAAAATAGAATCCTTGATCGTGCGGTCAACCTTGCGAAGCCATAGTATTTTTCTTGGATACGGCCATTTCTTGAGTGCTTTGAGCACGACTTTCTGCACGACCCCGTGCGATTTGCCTGAGCTGGCACCGCCGTACCAAACTTCGATAAAGTGATCGTAATCAAAAAGGTTGTCGTAAATCTGCTTGTTAAAGACTTTGGCAGGTTTCGGAAAATTAAGATTAACCGTCGTCATAATCACCAACTCCGATGTTGATATCCATAGTCCCGCTGATTTCCTTGCGTTCGGTAAACATACCGTATGCCCTGCCCATGCATTCTGCCGCTTTGAGCCGGTCTTTGGTGCTTGCCGGTACTTCCAAGATTTTGCCACTATTTGATACGACCTCTTCTTTGACCTCACCACGCAAAACAGACGTAAAGAATTTCTGTATCTCTTCTTGAGTTGCGATGGCGTTACTGTGGCGCTTGTTCATAACCTCGTCAATGTATGGCCTAAGTTTTCGCAAGTTTTCGGCGCCCTGAGTTTCGGGATGCTTATAACCGGCAATGCGTGCGGCTTGAGCAGCGTTCATCTTAGCTTCGCCTAAGTAGGCGTCAATAAATGTACTTTGCTTAGCCGTCAGTTTTTTCTTCTTTTCAGTCACATATACCACCGCCTCTCTTTCCGAATTAAAAATAAAATAAAAAGAGTACGGACAATTCCGTACTCTTTAACGCCTTACACTTTAGCATGATTCTAATGTTACCGATTGTACACTGATTATACACTACTTTATAACGATTGACTTCGTACCGTTGATATACAGTTTCGTAATATAGCTCAGCGTGTAATTCATTTCGTATGCAATTCCCTCAAGAGGTATACCGCCGATATAGTACCGGTCCAGTACCTCGGCTTGGCGTTGATTATCCAATGCATCGATGCACTGCGTAATCTCGCATCTAATCCGGCGCATGTGCTTTAGCAGCGTATTGATCTTTTCTTCCAGTTCATCGTGTTGTATCAGCTTATCGTCAAGCGTGATACGTACCGACGCTTTAGGTTCACTGGTTAGTTTAGGCGATTTAAGCGCTGCCATATCCTCGTCTATCTGTGCCAGCTTGTTTTCCAGTCTTTTGATTTTCTCGCTTAAAATCCGGTAACGGATTAAAAACGCTTTGTTTTGTCGAAACTCGTTGTCTGTCGATATAGTGCGCATAGCATCACTCCCACTCCACGTCTAAGAATTTTGCGAAGTCATCAGTTTTAGGAACTTCCAAAATGTCAGAAAACGCCAGAAAATTGTAGTTGTCACTCTTTACGTAAAATGCCCGTTTGGCTTTCCTGCTCAAAGAATCACACTGAATGACCACCGCATTTATGCCCCTGATAGCCGCGTTAAATAACAAGAACGGAATCGCCCTGTCTGACAGTTCTTCAAGATGATACCAATACGCTTGCGGATCATACGTAAAAATGCTAGACGTTAGAATATCGTTGGCCATAGTGTCTTTTCTTTTGTGTTCAAACGCCGGATCTTCTTTGGTGTTATAGACCCAACGAGCGATCATCATGCCTCCGGTACCTGCCGCCATCTCATAATAATCGGTCTGCCCCGGTTCAGAAACAATCGAATTGGCCAACTTAGCGACCGTATTAGGCGTAAAATCCTGCTTTTTAGACTTTCTTTCGGCCTGTTCAGTTTCAAAATACTCATGAAACCAATCATACTCTAGATTAGTGTCGATTTTTAGAAAATTTCTAAATAGCTTCTCGCGTTCTTCTCTTTCTGACAAAATCTCCATCAATCTGCCCGGCGCCTTAAATGCGTCGTCGATCCCCAACAAGTTGTTTACAGTTTTAACATCAAATTTAACCATTATCCACCTCATAAACTCGCAATTTTCTGCGCTATTTCTTCGTTATCCCGCGCCTTTTCCGTTTCTAATCGATGGATATACACGGCTCTTGTAACAGAATCATCTGCATGTCCCAACCGTTCAGCTACCGCCATGCTGCTAATCCCTTGCGACACTAAATATGTCGCATGCTCATGCCTCAGGCTGTGCAGCGTAATTTCAGGCACTCCCGCTTTTCGACAGGCCCTCTTAAGCTTGTTGTTAAGCGTCGAGTTGAACTGGAAGCCTTTAATTTTGAAAAAAATGCTTTCGTCCGGATCAGCGCCCTTTGCATTTTTCCACAGCATGTACAAAACCGCATCATCTACAATGATCGTTCTGACTGAATATTTATTTTTGGTTGGTACAAAAGACCTCGTCCCTTCCCGGTGTTTTTTATAATCAAGGGTTTTGTTGATAGTGACCGTCTTTTTGTCAAAGTCAACATCGTTAAGCGTGATGCCCAGCGCTTCAGCAAATCTCAAACCGGTTTTCAGCAAGATCAAGAAGAAGTTTGCTTCGGCCGTGTTTTCATGTTTGAGTTCCTGGATCAGCTTTTTCATGTCTTCGATTTCCATAAATTTTGGCTTTTTGACGCCCGGAGGCTTTCCCCTTGGAATTTTAGCGTCAAAAGTTACGTCACGTTTTAAGATGCCGTCTGCGTTGTAGGCCCGTTTAAGTGCCCACGCTAGCTGGTGGTGAAAATCGATAGTAGTTGATTTCTCATGCGTTTCTGCGTACTTGTTCAGAATTTGCTGGTAATCGTCTGCAGTCATTTTGGATAAAACCATATCAGAAAAGTTTTCGATCAAAAATCGCCCGTTTGAGCGGTACTTGTCGTAAGTGACCTGTCTGACCTGGCCTTTTTTATACGTTTCGATTTCCTTTAAAAAGTAATCCGTGAGCAGCATTCAATCACCCCGCCTGAACTCCCAACCATTCTCTATATAGCACTTGCCGCCCTTGGTCTTGTCCCTAAGGTAGCCTTCTCTGAACCAAAAAGCTTTTTCCGCTTTATTCATAGAACTAAAAATTTTCTGTTCGCCCGTTTCGATGTTCAGACAAATCATGTGCACACTAGCTCTTATGCCATAAGGACGCATTTGATGATAAAGCTTTTTAAAACCATAGTCCCGGACTTTCATTTTGACAGTTGATTCTGTCAGCCCCGTTTCTCTGGCAATGCCCTTGTAGGTGTAACCTTTTTTAATCATATCCTTAAGCGTTTCTCGATTGATTTTTCTGACGCGTTTAGTTTCTGTACGGCAGCGTCTTCTCATGCCTGCGATAAACCGTACCGCTTCCTGCAGATCATCGTCCTTGATTTCGTTCAAGTCTAAGAAAATGTCATAACCATAATCGGGATATCGTTTAAGAATCATATTTACCGCTCTAGTAATGTTCACGTAATCACCACTCCTTTTCTAAGACGTTTTGATGATGTCTTGCCAATCGTAACTCACATCAGTTTTGATCACAGGCTCCAGCTTCTTAGTCGCTCCCGTCATGGTGACTTTAAAATCATGCGTCCTGATGACCACCACTTCAACTGGCAGACCATACAAGCGGGCAAACATGGCAAACTTGAGCTTGGCTCTTTTGTCGATTGCGTAATCGGAGAACCCGTTCTTGACATCGTACACATGCTTTATGCTCCCGTCCTCGTTATAGATCACGAAGTCGGCTTTGTACGCTGTCCTCTTTAAATTGACCACGCCTAAGCCTTCGTATTTATCCATCAAAACGAAATTCTTTTGACATTCAAATTTGTAGCCGCTCGGCTTAATGTATCGCTCATAGAATGCCGCTTCTTTTTGTGAATCGAAGTGGTACCCGTCAAGCTCCACTTTCTTCGCGAAATGTGACTGCGCCTGCACTCTCACCACTTATTGCAACCCCCTTTAACGATTGCTTCTACTAAACGGTAGTACTGTTCTTTAGCCGCTTCGCAAGGAAACGGTTTGAAGTTTTCTTCGTCAAATCCGATAACGTCATACATCAGCTTGATCAGTGCCTCAACCTTATCTCTTTTGTGCATCAGTATCTCATACTGCCTTGCCTCAAGCGGATTTAGCTCAGGGTACTTCACCGTTTCGTACTCCTCTTCGGTCAGCCAAGTTCCTTCCTCCCCTTTGTCAATAAGATAAAATCCGTCAAAATAACCCACTAATTCGCCAATTGTTGTTTTAACTTCTACTTCTTTTTTCATTCCTTTTCCTCTCCAATCCGCTCAATCGTAAGCACGTCGTTGGCGTTAATGTAAATATCGGGGATTCGGCTTTCGTTGTCTTCAAACCAGGCGGCAACAAAACCGTTTTCGATTTTAAAAAACCGTGCTTCAATTTCTAGATAAGATTCACAAAGTGTAGGACATTCGTTCCAGTCCCTATATGTTCTGCACGCAATTTTATACTTCATTCCTCTTCCTCCTTAATCAGTTCGATTGCAAGCATATCATCAACATCGACAGAAATATCAGGAACCACGGTTCTGTTATGCTTGGTCCAGGCGTTGATAATTCCGTTTTTAGTTGCGGAAAGGGCCCGCACTTTAATTTTTACGGCATCGATAAACCCGTCTTTGCCGTTCAAATAGTGCGGCTCGAATTCCAAGTGGTGCTCTTCAAGCTGGTTGCGGGGAGCAATGCAGTATGCACTGCATGTGATTTTAAACATTCTTTTCTTCCTCCTTTTCTGCGTGTGATTCTGATTTGTGCGTCAGTTTAAAACTTTCATCCCCCTACCAACCACCGACACAAGAGCCAGATGGAACCAAACCAAATGCTTAATGCGATTAACACCAGGCAACCGCCGTTGACTTTCTTGAATTTCATTTGACCACCTCCTTCAACTGCTCTTCCTGAGCTTCCATAATGTCAAACAGAAAACGTCTGGCTAGTGCACTTGGATATCTCTCGTAAATAACGTTCAGCGTCTGCACTAACCATTCAAAATAATTCTCGTTCAGACCTCCGTATCGTTGCACCATGACGTTGCTTGCCTGCATCCACTTTTCCAGATCTGCGAAAAATTCCTTCCAGTCCATCTGACCACCCCCTAAAATTGGTATACCTTTCGTCTTCTTTCATTCCTTCAACTGACCACCCTCAAGACTGGGCTGTTGCCTTCTTAAAAATTAAAATTCATTTTCTCGAACGCCTACACAAACATACGTTCAGTGTTGTATCACACCTTTTGAAAATTTTTTTAATTTTCCACCGTATCACACCCTCTTCTTCCTAGCCGTATCACTCTCCTTTCAGGATAGAGTGATACGAGGCTAGAGATAGAAGCATTTCTAAACATTATCACACTCAAGAGTGATAATAGCTTGATACGATATCACTCTAATAGCTTGATACGGTGTGATAAAGCTTGATACAACAATTAAAAAAATATTAAAAGTTCTCTAATCTTAGAATCAATCTAAATTATCTTCACCCTCTTTTTTGAACATCATTCCATCGGACGCTTCAAATTTTTCACTCTTTTTTATGCAACGGTATACGTTCGGCTTTTGAATTTCCAAGTAATCAGCCACTGCGGTAATCTCAATTGGTCCGCCATCTTCGCTTAAAATGTTAAATGCTTCTTCCAATTCAAACTGTGATTTTTGCGCTTTTCTCTCGTTAGATTTTTTGACCGACTGTTTCCAACTGTTGTTCCCCGCCGTTTCCAACTCGATATCATCAAGGCTTGTATCGATCGTGTGTACCGGATACTCGAACCAGACGTTAACCGGTTTGAACTTCGGGAATTCACGAAGAGTGCCCTCAACTCGCCATGCTGTTTCGTTGCGTGCGTTGTCTACCGCTTGATGCATGCGCTGAGAGTTTTCTTTGAGCACGTCTTCATAATTTGGAATCGCCCTGTTGATGGATACCATGACATGATGCCCCATGCGCTGCTTGTCTAACATGTCGCTTTCGTTGATCTGTTTGAGATAGTCGGGACGGTATTTGGCGATTGTCTGATAAAACGTTCGGCAGGAAACTCGATTTTCCAACGCGTCATACCTTGCCTCATCAATAGGCAGTTGAATCAGGTCAAGGATTGCGTCAGGGTCACGGGCAAAAACACCGGATCCTGACGAACGGTCGATTGACGACTTGCCCCCCTGCGCACCTTTTGAATGGTGGTGAGCGTAAATGACCGCACAATCTAGCTCGGTGGCTATCCGGTCGAACTGATTCACGAAGTCCGCCATGTCATGAGCGTTGTTTTCGTCTCCTGTCAGCACTTTGTAAATCGGATCGATCACGATCGCAATGTAGTTGGCGTCTTTCGCTCGTCTGATGAGCTTCGGTGCTAATTTATCCATAGGGCTCGTCTTGCCGCGCAAGTTCCAGATATCCACGTTGGTAATATTCCGGTGGTCATACCCTAACGCGTTGCAAATGTCTACAAAACGCTGTTTTGCTGACCGTCCGTCAAGTTCCAAATTGACGTATAGAACTTTGCCTTGAGTGCATTTAAAACCTAACCATTCTTTGCCGTTTGCAATTGATAAGACAAGGTTGATCAGCAAGAAGCTTTTGCCTGCTTTTGAAGGACCGGCAATCAGCATTTTATGCCCCTGTCTCAGCACGCCCTGAATAAGCTCCGGAGCAAGCTCGATCGGCTTGTCAAACAACCCTTCGAGGTTTTCGATGTCTGGCAAATTGTCATTCAAATCTTCAACATATTCTTGCCATTCATCCCAGTTTGCTTTGCCGATATTCGTTGCTACAAGAAACTGTTTCTTGTCTCCTCGGTCAAAGCCGGGCAATCGGGTTAAACGTGACGGGTTCTTGTTTTGCTTATCGATCTTGAGTCCGTTCTTCTGCATGATGTCATACAGATAATCGACCCGTTCCTTGTACTGTGGATAATTTTTTGCATCCACCTTGACGATTGCATGGAGCGATTTCCCACCCGTAAAAGTCAGTGCTGCAATCGGCAACTCGAGCTTGCGGTAAATTTCGTGTTGCAACTGAACGGGGATTGAGTCCGATTCAACCAACGCATACTTAAATTCCGCCACGTTGTCATTCTTGACCCCGTTTCCGTCAAGCGGATTGAGCCTGATCCATGCTCCGGCGTTTTTATCCGGATCCCCCATGATAGCTCCGACGTCTCCGCCGTTTCTTCTGAGAGCATCCGTGATGTCTCCTGCTGTTTTCGTGTAAATTCCTTGACCACCGGGTACATATTTAACGTGTCCGTCTTTTTCGTGTTCATAGGCGGTGGTAACAAACCCAACGATGTCTCCAGGATCAAATACCGCATTTAAGAACTCGGTAATCTGTTGCGCCGGGTTCCAATTCACCGGTGGCTTGATTTCCTCGCCGCTCATGTATGCAGTGTCGATAAGTTTATAGTCCTTATCAATCGTCGGGTTAAAGCGTTCCTCCGCTTCAAACGAATCATCCCACCCAAACGCTTCTTGATTTTCCTTCCTCATTCCTCCTTGCCAGCCGTTGCTCTTGGCCATCTGAGTTATTGTTGCCCCTGTTACGATCGAGCCTTCATCGTCAAATGTCTGCCACTTCTTCTCACATTCGCCGTCATGATACCGGGCTCCATCTCTTTGCGACCATGCGTCCCAGTCGGTTTCATCATATCCTTCGTGTTTAAGAGCCATGCCGACCTGCACCCACTCGGTATAATCAAGCGTTGCCGGGTCGATGTAGTCGAGCAGCGGCAATAAGTCAAACTCTTTCATTTTTATCCTCCTTTTGGTGTGATAATGCACGGTCGGGGAATCGAACCTCGATGAACGCCGTCCGTCCGTGCTACCTTTTTAAACCGGGATTATGTCATCCCAGCCGAGATATTGATCAAGGTCGGTTGCTGCAATGCTTAACGGCTGATACGTATGAGCATCGACCTTGTGCGGCACTTTCCAGCCGTTTGCTGCAATGCGTGTAATCATGTCGCTTGCTTCTTTAAATTGCCAGTTGCCTACGTGTCTGAACCCGTATTTTTCCAGACACCGGATTTGTTTAGGCGTGGTCAGCCCCGTTACGGCTCGTTTGTGCAGGCGATCAAGAATCAGCTTGGCCTTGCCTGCGTTCTCGATTTCGTCAGGCAGAATACCTAAGCGTTCCAATGCAGCTTTTTGTTTTTTAGTAGGAGGCCCCATTTCCCAACCAAATGTCGGCACGTAACTGCTCAAATCTTCCGCCTGAATTGACATCTCAAATTGGAGCGGGTCAACAAGTTTTCGCTTGCGTTTTTTGCACGCTTCCAGTTTTTCAGCCAGTGCGTTTTCACGTTCTCTGACAACATCTTTTTCCGCCTGTTCTTCGGCGTCTTCGATATCCACCGCTTGCCCTGCGGCATCTTCCAGGTTCTCGGTCATCTTCTTGGCCGTTTCTGCATTCTTGCAGATCAAGTTAGCCGGATGGCAAAGCTCCATATTTTCGGTGTGCCAAAGGAAATCAAGCAGCAGCAGCTCTTTCTTGCCGGTGGCTAATCGAGTACCGCGTCCGACCATCTGGCTATACAAGCCTCTTACTTTTGTAGGGCGCAAGACTACCACGCAATCAACGCTTGGACAGTCCCAACCTTCAGTCAGCAACATTGAATTGCATAAGACGTTGTACTTGTCTTCTTCAAAATCCTTGAGCACTTCTTCACGGTCAGCAGATGCCCCGTTTACCTCGGCAGCCTTCAAACCTTTTTTGTTCAAGATGTCCCTGAACTTTTGTGACGTTTTGACGAGTGGCAGGAACACCACTGTTTTGCGGTTCTTGCAATATTTGACCATCTCATCTGCAATCTGCTCCAAATACGGGTCCAGCGCCGTATCAAGATCATTTGTCGAAAAATCTCCGGCTTGTTGCTTGACTTCGCTCAAGTCAACCTTAAGTGGTATGGTCAAGGCTTTAATCGGCGATAAATAGCCTTCGCGGATTGCGTCATTCAAGCTGTATTCATATGCCATGCTTTCAAAATATTCGCCGAGGTTCTTCATGTCGCCCCTGTCCGGTGTTGCCGTAACACCCAATACTTTCGCGTTTGGAAAATGCCCCAGCACTTTCTGATAGCCTTCGCTGATGCAGTGGTGAGCTTCGTCAACAACGATCGTGTCGAACCAGTCTGGCGGGAACTGGTCCAGGCGCTTGTCACGTTGCATGGTCTGTACACTGCCGACTGTCACACGTCGGTATGACTGCAGCGACGTTTCTTCTGCCTTTTCGGTTGCCGTTTTGAGCCCTGTAGCTTTGAGCAGCTTATCGCTTGCTTGTTCAAGCAATTCTCCACGGTGAGCGAGGATCAGACATCTGTCGCCCAGTTTGACCTGATCTTCGACGATTTTTGAAAAGACTACCGTTTTGCCTGTTCCGGTCGGCAAGACAAGCAGGGTTCGTTTGCGCCCTTCTTCCCATTCTTTCTCGACCGCTTCCCTCGATCGCTCTTGGTACGGTCTCAGTTTCACTTCTTCCATTTATTTCACTTCTTTCTCTTCCCGTTTAGAATGCCCCTGGAAAGGGATTGTTATTTGGTGCTTGTTGCGGTTGAATGGGTTGCTGCTGTTGTTGCACCGGTTGCTGATATCCTTGCGGCGCCTGTTGCTGTGTTGGTTGCGCTGGCGCTTGCGGTGGCTGACCGCCTTTTTTGAACTTCTTCACTTGGTTGTTTGAACGCTCTTGACCGTCACGGCTCGTGTATTTGTGGATAGTCAGCGTCGCAACGCCATGCGAACCGACCACCGTATTCCAGTTAGGCTTGAACGGTTGGCCAACTACTGGAGCCTGGCCGATTGATCCGAAGAACTCGGTTAACTTCCACGCAAGCGATTTGAGCAGATAAAGCCGTTCAGTTACCGTGGTGTTGCCTTGTTCGCCGCCGTTAAAACGGAGTGATACTTCAGCGTAAGGCGCGCCGTTCGGGATCTTCTGTGAATTCCCATCGTACATCTTGCGCTCAATTTTCGTTACTTCAAACGGATAGTCACCGTCTTTGAGCGTTGTAAATTGTGATTCTTCCGCAACGAATGAGCCATCCCAGTCCAAGAATTCGTTATCCATTGCGTTTGCGCTGTTGTTAAAGTTATTGTTGTTAAAGTTATTGTTGTTCATCATGTTGTTCATCATGTTGTCGCCCTCCTGTTTATTGTTCCGGATTGAAAAGGTCTGTCTGCGATGACTTGATCGTTACGAAGATGTCTCGATCCTTCAACGCTTTCAGATTTTCCAGATTAACGTCCGAGCTGTATGCTTCAAGCGCAATCTGTACGTTACCGTTCTTGTCGACCGTAAACTTTGTGATGTTTGCGGCCAAATCTTCAATATCCAATTTTTCCATAAGTTAGTCCTCCTTATTTAGTTAAACTCAAAGCCACCTGCCAGTTGTCGGCGATGTGTTCCCACAATTGGGTAGGCACTGCTTCGATTGGTGTTCCCTCAGGCATGAATTTGCCGTTGTAGATGATTGTCATAACGCTATTAGGGTTTAAGCCCGACTGGGAAGCAAGCTCAACGACTTTTTGTGGCACGCTTGGCGGATACTCGTACGGATAGCCGCACGGCAAACCATTCGTTTGCTGTTTTGCTTGTGCCCCTTCAGTTGTTGCCGCTAAGAATTTATCCTTGATTGCACCGTATTCAAACGGCAATTCGTCCGGCAACCCGAGCCGGTTTTTTGCATCCCAGGCGGGCATGTGCGTTGTATACATGACACGTTGGCCACCCGTTGCCTTCTTCGACCCGCTTCCGCTTGCTACTACGGTTGTTTTGTAGTTGGCAAACAAGAGCATGTCGCACCACTCCTTGATCAGTGCTGCATCTCTCTTTTCCAGTTTGAGGACATAGCGATCAAACGAGCCGACTTGATCAGGCAATTCAAATTTCTTTTGCACGGCATGAGCCGTTAAAACAACGTTCATGCCCGCATTTTTAACCATTTCGAGCCCCCTTAAGAGCCGGATGATCTCGTTTGACAAAGCGACGTATCTCGTGCCGTAATCTGTCTGGTCGATTGCCTGCCAGTGGTGCTTGGCCATCAAGTGCTGCTTGGCGAGCTCTTCTGCCCAATCGGCAGTATCAATCACCAGTGTTTTGCCTTGTGGGTTTTGCGCCATAAAATTAATTTCTTCAAGGAGCATCGTCCAGCTATCGGGATCGGGGAGCTTTCTGGCGTCAATGAAACCTGTTGATCCTTCCGTGTCGATAAAGATTGGATCGGGAAAATGACTGACAAAAGTAGTCTTCCCAATGCCCTCAACCCCGTACAGCACAACCTTCATAGGTTTCGTTTTACGGGTATTTGTGATGGTAAAGTTCATTCAATCACCGTCTCTCTCTCGCTTGCCTTGACCACTTTTACACCATTCGTGATGCAGAAACGAGCCACATTGTCGAGCTGTTCTTTAGTGCCTTTGAGTGTAAATGTGACAAGCTGCAGTTCTTGCTTAACCTCTCCGTTTTCGTCAACCAAGCGCCCATCACCGATATCCACCATAGCGGCTTTTTGTTCCGCTACTTCGGCTTGTTTTGCCTGCTTGAAAAGGTCGGCTGTTTCTTCTTTTGCGATTAAATCAGCTTCAATTTTGTTTGAGACGTCGATATACGACGTCCCCTTTTCGTGCATCTCAATGTATGGAGCCGGAGCAAGATCGTTCTTCATGCACTTCTTTACGATCTCGTCACGTTCCTTATACAGATTGGCTAGCGTCTTCATCTGTTCACCAATCTCTTGCGTGATCGTTTTTTGCGAAGTTGACTTGAGCAGCCATTTATCCGCGATAGGCAGATCTTCAACTTTGACACCGTAATTAGGCGCCATTTCTTCAATGAGCGCTTGCACTTTGGCTTTGCGTTCTTCTTTTTGCGTTTCTTCAAAGCCATCAATGGTCAACTTGAGCTCTTGCGACGCTTCATCACAATCTTTCTCAAGGCCGCGGAGCGTTGTCTCAAAGAGTTCAAACGGCACATTCCAGGCCCTTTTGTACTCTTTGCGAACGTCTCCAATCGCTTTTTTTAACTTGTTGACCTCGGCACGTGATGCTTTAGTCGCTTTAATGCTTTCGTCTGTGGCGACCAGCCCTTTTGTCTGATCAAGCTTGTCAGCGACTAGTTTCTTCAGTTCTTCTGCTTGCGGAAAATCAATCGTGCCGGGTTTGAAGTTGACTGATAAATTTTCCAGTGTCGTTAAATCATTCATGTGTTTCTCCTCCTAAATTCGTGCTATAATGTAAGCAACCAGATTTTTTTACCGCCTTATTCAAGGCGGTTTTTTATTTAGCATTCAACTCTCACTTCTTCAATTTTGGTTTCGACAACTGGGAGACTAGTCAAGCTCTGGCCAAATCCTAACAGCAGCATATGCAAGTGAGGATCTCTGACTTCGTATGAGGCTTTGGCAAGCACGTACCCCGTCCAGATCCATTCTTCCGGAGCGTTCCACGGTTCGCTTTCAGGTCTCGTGTCCACGTCACGTTTTCCGCTGAACGTGATCTTGTCGTCTTCGCCAACTTGATGACAGAATGTCGGCAAACGGACAAGCGTCTTGTCTTTTTCGTTTCCTTCGCAATCCATGCCCTCGTAAGGGTCGTATTCGACCGCCGCTAACGTGACGTATTCCGTTTCCGGGCCTTCCAATGTGATTTTGTCAGCCTTGATTTCCAATCCGTCTTCCGTTGCTTTAATTCCACTTTCCATGATCATCCCTCCACAATTGCTTTGATCTTTGCGTCCAGGTTTTCCAAGCCATCCATCAGACATGCTCTTTTGACGGCGTTGTTCAGGCTTTTTCCAAGTGGCCAAACGCCCTGCACCGTGATATCTTCGACCGTAAACTCATTGAGCAAGCGTTCACGCTCTTTGTTCAATTTGCGCAATTTGAATTTTTTAATGATGTCCATTTTCATCACCTCGATACATTTTTTCAAAATCGTCAATGGTATCAGCGACAAATCGTGCAACGAGTTCTTTCTTCTCACCTTGGAATCTTCCAAGAATTTCACTCGTCACCTTTTTTGCTGCTTTTTCGCCGTGTGTTTTTTCAGTTTCGAAAATTACATACGAAAGCGATAATGCGCTGATAGTACCGCTCAATCCCTCTTCGACTTCTTCGGCGCAATTGGAGATTATCTTCAACATTTCGTGGTGGTTAATCGTCTTGCAATTCGCAAACGTGCACACCGCTTCAAGTGCCGCCAAAACACCAGCCGGTACCGGTACTACCGGTTCTTTTTCGCTATCATTCATTTAAATTTCCTCCAATTTCTTCAAGCTTCCACGCCAATTTATACGGTGATGGTTTTCTTCCATCCATTGCTTTGCCTGCTTGGCAAAAATGATTGCGCAACGTCCTTTGCCCTGCGGCTTGATAAGCCATCCTCCGTTTTCGTAACTAATTTCTTCGGCGAATGGGATAAAGATAAAAGCTTTAACCCAATCTTTGGCCTTGCCGGCGCAACAATAGCGCCTAAATTGATCCAATGACCACGTGATGCCTGTGATGTCTTGATTGACAAGTTCATCAAGACGTTCCTTGATCAACCGTTGCAGGCAATCATCATCAATGGTGATAGTAATTGCTCTTTGTGTTTCCGTCATGCGCTAGCCTCCCTCCTTCTATATCTGTGGCTATTCGCCTGATAACATACTTCATGTTCTTGTTTCTGCCGCTCAATGCATTTAGCAGCTCTTCATGACTGACTTCGTATCGGTCGGCTAATTCGGCTGCTGTCATGTTATGAGCAGCAAGGAATAAAATGATTGTCTCTTCCATAGCGTCTCCTTATTCAGTTTTCAAAGAACAAAATAACAGTTAAACTGTTATTTACCACAAATTTTTTCTCTGCAATCAAGTTGCAAAGTAGAGCTGGTAAAGATGATATCATCGTAATTAATCCCAAACACTTCTGAGATTTTTTCGATGACAGGCACTTGTGGAAAAGACTTGCAGTTCTCATAAGAACGCCACCTTGCCTCGCTTACCCCGACCATTTCGCCGGCTTCTTTTTGCGTCAATCCGTAAAGGATTCTCAACGCTTTTAACGTCATTTTCATGTTGTCATCTCCTTTCGACATTTTCAGTGTATAACAGTTTAATTGCCATGTCAACGGTTAAACTGTTATTTTTTGTCTTTTTTCAGTTCTTTTTAACAGTTTAACCGCTAAATTCTTTAGTTTAACTGTTGAAAAACGTTGTTTGCTTTGCTATAATTAAGGACATGAGGGGAGGTGATAAAATGTCGAACCTCGGTAATAAAGAAATAATGGCGGAGAACATTCGCTACTATCTCAATAAACTAGACATACCAAGGACTAAGTTAGCTGAAATGCTAGGCGTTTCTTATTCGTCTGTTACAGGATGGGTAAACGGCGAGTCTTATCCACGTATTGATAGGATAGAAGCCATGGCCAAGATTTTTAAAGTTAACAAGTCTGATCTGGTCGAAAAAAGAGGAGTAGAAGAAAAGAGAATTGAAACTATTGTAGAGCCAATCTACAAAACGGTTCAAATTCCAGTTCTAAGCCATATTGCTTGCGGAGAACCGCTTTTAATCGAAGAAAACGCTACGGAGTATGTAACGGAACCGATTAATCAGTTACCCAATGGCAAATGTTTCTATTTGAGGGTTCAGGGCGATAGCATGATGCCGACTATACCTAACAATTCGCTTGTACTGGTTAGAAGCCAGCCGGAAGTCGAAAATGACGAAATAGCGGCAGTGATAATGCTTGATACTAATGAGGCAACATTAAAACGTGTTAAATACGTAAGTGGTCAAGTGCTGCTAATGCCTGACAACCCTAAATACGAGCCTATCGTATTGAATGGAAACAGACCGGCTAAAATAGTCGGCAAAGCAGTTCGTATAACAATCGAACTGTAAAAAAATACCCGTCATGGCAAGGGGACAAAAGCCATAACGGGTAAATAAGTATCGTCTGTACCGTCATTATAACACGGTGCAGACACTTTTTGTATACATAGACCAAAAGTGATTGTCATTAAAAGCTGCGGACTTACTATATATAGAGGAGGACATCATATGTCAAAGAAAATTACAGATGAAAACGGCAAAACGTATGTAGAAAAAAAGCCGTTTTACAAAAAGGGCTGTTTCTGGATCATTGCTGTTGTTGTGGTTATCATCATCGGTGCAGTAGCAGGTAGCGGCAGTGGAGATAATGACAACGGCGGTGCCAAGGTTGAAAAGACAACCGCCAAAGCCAAGAAATCAAGCACAAAGAAGACTGAGTTCTACAAGGTCGGCGATACCGTCAAAGTTGGTGACGTTGTATATACGCTCAAATCGGTTGAAAAGACCGACGAACGGAACGAAATGAACGATAAACAGTTCAAGAACGTCTTGAAAGTTGTTTACCATGTAAAGAACGAAGGCTCGGATGAATTACCGATCGGTGCTGATTTAGATGTGTACGGTCCGGACAATAACAAGTTGGATACATACCCGATCAGCGGGACTACGGTTAACTCGGTAGCAGCTGGCAAAGAGATGGACGTAACCACCGGCTTTGGTACGGATAATCTGGGCGATTTTGAATTACAGTTCAAGCCGCTTATTTCAGTTAACAAGGCCGCTAAGTTTAAAGTCAACGTGCAATAAAGCAAAAAGAACCTATCCACTCGGTCGAGGGATAGGCTCTTTTAATAAAAAGTTTGATGAGATTAAGTTGTATTGTCATTGTACAACGGAAAGGACGCCATGGCAAGTTATAGAAAGTTAAAGAGTGGTTGGAAAGTAACCATCAGTCAACGTGACGAAAACGGGAAGCTAAGACAAACAAGCAAGCAAGGCTTTGCGACAAAATTAGAGGCTAGACGATATGCCGCTACGATAGAGCAAGATATAGACGGGGTCAAGAAAGCCAAGCAAGATACACTGTTTCTGGACTATTATGATCAGTGGGTAGACACGTATAAAAGGCCTAAGGTGCAAGCTAGCACAATGATCAAATATCGTGCAGTCCACAACTTGATCAAAGATAATTTTGCTGGAGTTAAAATCCAAGACATAACACGCACCGATTATCAGCGATTCCTTAATCGAATTGGTCAACATTACGCAAAAGACAGCATACGGATTTTTACATCACCAATTAAGGAGTGTGTGCGGTCGGCCATTGCGGATGACGTTATAGTCAAGGACTTTACTCAGCAAACAGAAATGATTTACGGTTATCAAAGAAGAGATGTTGAGTATCTAACCATTGCAGAAATAAAAAAGCTGGCTCAAACAATAGAGCAAAGCCTAAAGCCTACGCGCCCTATCCCTTACGTGATTTACACCGCTATTTATACCGGTATGAGATTAGGCGAGATTGCGGCGCTTGAGTGGTCAGACATCGATTTTGACAAGCGGACGATCAGCATAACCAAAACATGGTCGTCCGTCACTCATGAAGCTAAATCGCCCAAAACTGAATCATCTAACCGTGTAATCGTGGTCAACAAGCATTTGCTTGATGTGCTGCTGCAGTTAAAGGACAACGGACATGACATGATCTTTAAAACTCTCCACGGCATGCCTGCCAGCCGGAGTGTTAATGTAAGCTTGCGTTCGTTTTTAAAAAAGGCCGGCATCAATAAATCAGGCTACCATTTCCACAGTTTGCGTCATAGCCATGTAGCCTACCTGCTTTCCAAAGGTGTTGACCTGTACGCAATATCCAAGCGCCTAGGCCATAAAGACATGACCATAACCGCTAAAACATACGCCTATCTGATTGATGAGTATAAGGAAAAACAAGATCAGCAAATCGTTAAAGCAATCGATGAGATATAAGACAACAAAACAGACAACAATTTGATTTTTTTATATGGCTTCATATGGTTCTAAAACACAGAAACCGCATAAAATCGCCTTTATGGTTTCATATGGTTTCTCGAATTTTTATATATGGAAAACGCACCTGTCGGATTCAGGTGCGTTTAGCATTGACGAACATAATGACTGCGTCTCATCTTTTCATCTTGGTTGTAGCATGAAAAACTCTATTATACAAGAGCTTGCTCTAAATAACAGAATTAGCCCGTATTTTTTTACATTGTATCACTTGTTTTTCACTCGGAGATAGGCAATTATCAATCATCAATGCCGTATTTATTTTCCAGTGCTTCTTCTGCTAATTCCAGTTCATC